CACAGCATCGCAGTCAGCGACAGCATCGCAGTCAGCGACAGCAACGCAGTCAGCGACAGCAACGCAGTTAGCCACAGCATCGCAGTCAGCGACAGCATCGCAGTCAGCGACAGCAACGCAGTCAGCGACAGCAACGCAGTCAGCGACAGCGCCGCAGTCAGCGACAGCGCCGCAGTCAGAGGCAGCTATGGAATTCGAAATTGCAGAGGGGTTTTTCGTTCTTTGTTTTGTTCAAATAAAGATGGAATTTCTCACTATATTTTTAATAAGAAGTCAAGTAAATATCGCGTAGAAGAAGTTTTGTGTAAAATCAGAGAATTTAATTGGATACCAGAATTTTCAAACTGGTATGGAATCAAAGGGAATAAAGAATGGTGGGCGTTTTGCTTCCCTCAACTGCAATATGTTGATAATGATATAGCTTGGAGTAAAATGCCTCCAAATATGCTTGACTATATCAAAGCACTCCCTGAATTTAATGAAGCCGTATGGAAAGAACTCACAAAGAAGTAATTCCATTTCAGAGAAAGGGGAAGAGAACCATGCGAAAAAGTAAAATCTATCGGGAAGCGGCAGTTTCTGTGATTAATGCAGGCCATCTGACGGCGTATGACAAACTGGAAATTCTGGAGGTTCTGTTGAGTGATCGACACCTGGCAGAGTACAGCGAGTCCAGGGAACGGGAAGAGCAGAATGTTCCGCTGCAATGAGTGTGGGGAAGAATTTGACGCCCCAGAATATTACATAGAATACCACGGCGATGCATCGGCTCCGGGTGAGCGCTGGGCGGTATGCCCGCGCTGCGGGGATACGGACTTTGAGGAAATAATTTATGGAGGGGGACCCGATGACGATTTATGAAAAAATGATGTCCATTATGGCTGATGTACAGTATTTGGCAAAGGATGACAGAGTTGAATTCGGAAATACGAAATATAAAGCCCTCAGTGAAGAAAAGGTAACGTCCATCATGCGTGCAGAACTTCTGAAGCACAAACTTGTTGTGTTTCCAATAGATCAAACAGCTATCCGATCTGGAAGTATTACCCATGTGGATGTACGTTATCGAATGGTTAACGTTGAAAATCCGGAAGAGTTTATTGAAATTGTGTCCTGCGGAGATGGAGCAGATACACAAGACAAAGGCAGCGGAAAAGCAATGACTTATGCCTTCAAGTATATGTGGCTTCGTACTTTTGCGCTTCCAACCGGAGAAGACCCGGACAAGATTTCCAGCGAAGAACTGGACGCGAAGGAAAGAGAAGCAAAAAGCGCTTTAAAATGCGCTAACTGTGGTACGCTTTTATATCCTGTGAAAAAGCGGGATGGATCACTTTGGGAAGCAGAGGAACAAGCGGTATACAGCGGAAGGATGTTTGGGCACACCCTTTGCGCAGCCTGTATCAAGCGCGCACTTAAAGGGCCACAGGTATGACAATTCTAACCGTTACCGATGAAAAAATCAGCAGCGAGGACGGCGCGGTATGGCTGTGCCTGAAAGTGACAGACCCCGCTGCAGCCCGGCGGTTCTGTATGGCGCAGGACAAGCCCGGCATCGTCTACGATGTGGAAATCAAGGCGCATAAAGACAAGCGGAGTCTGGATGCTAACGGCCTTTACTGGAGTCTGGTAGGGGAGCTGTCAAAGGCTGTTCATGAGAAACCAGAAGCGATTTACCGAAGCCACATCAAAGATATCGGAAACTACGAAACGCTGTGTATGCAGAAAGGAGCGCTTGAATCCTTCAAGGAACGCTGGTGCAGCAGGCATCTTGGGCGCATGGTGGAGACGAGGGCATCCAAACTCCCCGGTTGTGTTACAGTGTTGGCCTATTATGGCAGCAGCGATTTTGACAAGCAGCAGATGTCGCATCTGATCGACAATTGCATCCAGGACTCCAGGGCTGCATGGCTGTTGGTGTGGAAACCATGCCGCCGGATAAGATCGCGCTGCTGAAAGAAGAATGGGGGAAATAAAGTGCGCAATGAATACAACATGAAGCTGGACGGAAATGGCTATGCCAAGTCTATCCTTCAGGAAGGCTCCTGCTGTCACCTGTGCGGGCACAACGGATCGATGGATAAGTTAGACCGCCACGAGGTATTCGGCGGCCCTGACAGGGCGAAAAGCAAGCGCTATGGGTTATGGGTTCTGCTGTGTCATGACCGCTGTCACCTGAACGGAGTACATAAAGGGGCAAGCCTTCGCGTGCCGCTCCAACGGGAAGCGCAGATGGCTGCTATGAAGAAATACAAATGGGATACCGATGAATTTATCCGGATTTTTGGAAGGAGTTATCTTTGAATGCTGAATCATATTACGATCATGGGCCGATTGGCGAAAGACCCGGAGCTGCGCAGAACACAGGCCGGCGTTCCGGTGGCGTCGTTCCGGCTGGCAGTGGAGCGGGATTTCAAGGACACGCAGACAGGCCAGAGGAGCATTGACTGGGTCGATGTAGTGGCCTGGCGTGCGACGGCAGAGTTCGTCAGTCGTTATTTTGCAAAGGGCCGTATGGCAGTTGTGGACGGCCGCCTGCAGATGCGCGAGTGGACGGACAAGGAAGGAAACAAACGAGTGTCCGCAGAGGTCATTGCAAGCAGCGTTTATTTTGGCGACCGCGGAGAAGAATCCGGCCAAAACGGATTGCATAACAGCAGTGTTTCCGACAGTGTATCTGGCAGTGAAACAGGCAGCGGAATCATCCCTATGGATGATTCGGAAGACGGAGAACTTCCGTTCTAAAAACGGGAAGTGAGTGAGCGCAATTGACTTATATTGACTACCTGAACGCGTTCAACCGGCGTGTCGAACATGGTCACTTACCCCCCACCGCACAGTTGCTGTACTTCAAACTCCTTGATGTATTCAACGTGTGCGGGTGGCCTGAGTGGGTCTCAGTAGATAACTTCCGGCTTATGGGCATGGTACAGGTCGCAAAGAAAGATACATTATGGCGGGCAAGGGACGCGCTTGTGTCCGGCGGCTTCATCGAGTACCGCAAAGGGAAAAAAGGCACCCCGTCACAGTTCAAACTCATACAATTAGATCAGTGTTTCTGGTCCGTTTTTGGGGTCGAATTTGGGGTCGAATGTGGGGTCGAAAACGGGTCGCAAATGGTACCCCATAATAAGACTAAGACTAAGACAACCCCCCAGAAAGAAAAACCCCCTACGGGGGTAAAAAGAAAGACGCCCCCTATCCCGACGCAGGAAGAAACCGGATTCAGCGCCGTGCTTCAGTCGGCGTTTGAGGAATGGCTGGCTTATAAACACGAACGGAAGCAAGAATATAAGCCCCGCGGGCTGGCAGCGCTGCAGAACAAAATCCGGGAAGCGGCGTCTGCTTACGGAGATAAGGCAGCAGCGAACTGCATTCTGGACTGCATCGCCAGCAACTATCAGGGGCTGTTCTTTGACCGGATCAAGGGAGAAATGAAAGGAATGGGTGACGATGATTACTGGAAACTCTGACGGCGCCCTGGTATTCCGCCCGGAGATGATGGATCCTTCTGCATCCACCGGCCTGTGGTGGTGTGCCACAGCGGAGGATGCGCAGGCGGTTGGGACGAACGCGGTGTGCCTGTCCCTTCTGGCAAAATGGTCGGATCTGGAGCCGTGGAAGGAATGGGTGGAACAGTTCCCGTACATACTGCTGGCCGTCCCTCCTGGGCAGAAGCAGGAGGAGATCGCGGAGGAGCTGCAGAACCGGTTTTTTACTCCGGTTATGGTCCCGAAGCCGAAGGCGTTCCGGGGCTGCGCCACGCTGAAAGAGCTGTGGGACAATGGGCGTTTCAAGGCGATGGACAATCTGCTGATGGAAGCCGAAGAGCTGCCGGTGCAGGGCCTGTTGAACCTTGCCGATGTGGATACAACGAAACGGAAAAACGCCAGGCGCGTGGTGTCCGGGATCCCGGAGCTGGACAAAGCCATCGGGGGATTCAGCGGGGGCGCTCTGTCGGTCTGGACGGGGAAACGGGGCGAAGGGAAAAGTACATTGCTGGGCCAGATCCTGCTGGATGCGGTTAATCAGGGGCGGAAGGTATGTGCCTATTCCGGAGAGCTCCCGAAAGAGGATTTCAAAATGGGTCTGCTGCAGCAGGCGGCCGGATATCTGCATGTGAAGCGCCGGGAAGACGCTGTGAGCGGAAGAGTGTTTTATGACATTGCTCCCTCCGTGCTCCCTGCGATCAACGCATGGTGGGACGGGAGATTATTCCTGACCGATATCCAGCGCAAAGATGCGCACGACGAGGCAAATATCATGAAGATCTTCGAGTACGCTTATCGCCGGTACGGATGCGATGTGTTCCTTGTGGACAACATCATGACCGCAGAGCTGAAAGACGAGGCGCAGCTTGGGTTCTGGCGGGCACAATCGTCCTTTACCGGGCGGCTGGTGGCCTTTGCAAAACGGCTTGACGTACATGTGCATCTGGTGGCGCACCCCCGCAAGACCGGGGATAAGCCGCTGGAGGCAGACGATATTGGCGGATCCAGCGATATTACGAACCGCGCAGACAATGTGTTCAAGGTCGAGCGCGTCCCAGAGGACAAAGTAGGGGAGGCGGGCTATTCCTCCCTGCTGACGATCTTGAAAAACCGTGAATTCGGCGCAAGGGCTCGGATTGGGCTGGAATATAACGAGCCGTCCAAGCGGCTTTATCAGGCGGGCAGAAGCCCGGCAAAACAATATTCGTGGGAGATGATGACATGACAAGAGAGCGGGTAAAAGAACTGGTCTGCGCGGAAATCAAGAGATACGAATCTCTGAGTACGATCTGTGCATCGACGGGATCCAAGCGGCACGCTGCGGAGTATGCGGATGTCCGCGAGGCGTTAGAAACGGTTTATGCGGCGTATGAGGGCAAGGAAAATGGTTGAATTTACGGTTCCGGGGATCCCGGAAGGGAAGGGCAGGCCGCGGGTGACGAGGAACGGAACCTACACGCCATCCAAAACGCGGGAGTATGAGAAAAAAGTTCGGCTGTGCTGGGCAGAACAAAGCCGGGAAGGATTCGGCGCCGGCGTCCCGCTGCAGGCGGAGATCACAGCTTTTTTTCCTCTGCCAAGAAGCCTGTCTCGGAAAAAGCGCTCTGCAATGGACAGAACGAAGCACACGAAGAAACCGGATGCGGATAATCTCGCAAAGGCAATCCTGGATGCTTTGAATGGTTTTGCCTACAAGGACGATTCTATGGTGAGTGTTTTGAGTGTGAAAAAGATCAATACCGAAGGTGCCCCTCATGTGGATGTTTTGATTCGTGAGGTGGAAGATCTTGAAAAATAAAGAGTGTCTTGGCTGCATTTACTGCGGAATCATTCACGAATCCAACATGGTTTATTGCGATTTTATTGGAAAAACCAGGATGGCAAGGTCTTTGCTTTGCCCGCCTGGGAAAGAATGTACCGTTCGGAAGGAGAGAACAAGAGAAGATGGGCGTTAGAAGAGATACCCCAAACCGGCTGACACTGTACCGCACCTGTGCTACCTGTGGAAGAGGCATCGTTACAACGGCATCCTCTCCCTTCATGCGGCTGGTACAAGCGGATGGGCACGCGAAGATTTCCTACTACTGCTCTGAGCGTTGCAAGGCCGCCAGCTACAAGCACCTGTTTGACGGGCGCGCCGGTGATCGTAAGCGGGAGCGGGACGCAGCCCGCAGCGCCGAGAAGAACCGGCGGTATTATGAAGCCCACCGGGAGCAGGAAAAGGCGCGGCAAAAGGCCAGGTATTGGGCAGACCCGGAAGCCCGGAGGGCAGATTTGCGATACAGCAGAGCCAAACGAAAGGCAGCGCAGAGCCAGGGGTCTGGCTGCATTGCAAGGCCGGAGCCGGGAAAGCAGGAGATAGGTAAAACAGATGCTTGCTCCGCTGTTTGAAGAGAAAATGCAGATGGAGATCGAATTATGAGTATGGATAAAATCAACTGCTGCAAAGGCTGTGAAAAACGTTCGGTGGGATGTCATAGCGCATGCCCGGAATATCGGTTGGAGAGGGATGCGCTGACGAAAAGGAATGAGCTGCAGATCCAAGCGTCCCTTGCCCGCCATGATCGGTACTATGCGGACCATTTCAACAAAGCCCGAAAGAAAGCGAAGTATGTGAACGGCCTCAAGAGCAAGACGCGGTATTGGTGAGGGGAGAATAAGAAAGATGGACGATCAAACAAAGGCCCTTCTGGGTGACCAAGAGGCGGCGAAGCGGCTGACGGATGCGGGTGTGCTGCTGCCGTGTTGGAGATGTGGTGGACAAGCCCACATAGAGGATTGGGCGTGTGGGTACGAAAACGGGACCACAATCGAATGCATGACTTGCCATGCCGTTGTATGCGAAAGCGTTGAAGATGGAAATGGATGGCATAAAAGGGCTATCCGAGCCTGGAACACCCGCGCGCCGATTCTGAGCGAAAGTGAGATGGAGATGCTGGAGGGGATGGAGCATGGCGATTAAGAACTACACAACGACCATTGATGTCTGTAAAAGTTTAGCGGAAATCCAAGGGGCACTTGCCAGCCATGGGGCACGGAAGATCATGGTGGACTATGACGCGGCGGGGCATCCCATTTGTGTTATGTTTGGCATTGAGACACAGGACGGGCCACGGGGGTTCGCGCTCCCCGCCAATGTGGAGGGTGTTCGGGCGGTATTCGCCCGACAGAAAGTTAAATCTACTCCAGGGCAGGCCGAGCGCACAGCCTGGCGCAACGTCCGGGACTGGATTATGGCACAGATGGCGATTATCGAGGCCGGGCAAGTCCAGATCGACGAGGTGTTTTTGCCTTATTTGACAGACGGGAAGGGCCGGACGCTGTACCAGCTCTATCAAGGCGGATACTTGGCGCTTGGGGATGGAAAGGAGGCCCAGCCATGACGCGGGAAGAAGCGATTGAAGAATTAAAAAGTTATGCATACGCAAGTTGGGGAGGACTAAACGAAGCACTTGAAATGGCTCTCGCTGCCCTCAGTCCCGTCATCCGGGAGCGGGTGGAGAAAGTGTGGAAGGGTGAGTGGGAAGATATGAGAGAGGCTTACAACGATGTGCCAAAGCGGAGATGTTCGCGTTGTAAAAGAGTGTTTATTGGGCTTGATAAACCGTTCTGTGAGGCTTGCGGCGCTCCCATGACGGACGAGGCAGTGGATATGGAGATTAAGCGATTGGAGGCGCTGTATGGAGATAGGTGACGTGGTTGTCTGTATGGTAAGCGGTGTGAAAGGCGTGATAACGAAAATCTACACCCTGACCGCCTCGGCGATGCAGATTATGGTGCGTACGGACGATGGGCGGCGGTATCATGCGCCATATAATAATGGAGATTGGAGGACACTGAAAAATGGAAGTACGACCGATTGATGGGAACGCTCTGATTGAGTGGTTTAGCCCGTATTTACATACTGATGAGCCAATTCCGGCAGATGTTGTTATTGAGGATATCCGCTCTATGCCCACCCTCACTCCGCCGAACGAGCCGCTGAAGCTGGAGGATGCCAAGAAAGAACGGTATATTTGGTTTACCCCGCTGAATGACTGGGCGAAAGTAACGCCTTTCGGGGTTCTGTTCTTTGGATCTGAGGAGCTGATGACTTGGGAAACCTTGTGCGAAGAGTGGGGGTATAGGTTCAAAGCCTACCGCCGCCCGCCGGAGGGAGAGGAGGAAACCTGATGGAAATTGATAAGTTGATTAAACGTTTGAAGAGTTTGCATAATGCCCTTAAAGAAGAGGGAGAACAGAAGTGCTCACCAGAAATAAACACGGTCGCATTTGTGTTGCAGGCCGCCGCTACCTCCCTCTCCACGCTCCAGGCTGAAAACGAGAAGCTGCGGGCCGAAGTAGAGCGGCAAAGGAGGAGCGCAGACGATAGACGACACCTCTATGAAAATGCAGAACGGGCATACATGAAAGTTCTGGCCGAACTGGAGCTGGTTCAACGGGACTTTGATGGGCTCTGTGAGTACATTGATAGCGAAGGCTTTCTAAGGAAACAGTTCTGTGAGAGTGGGAACCTGGATTTGGAGCCGTGTATCTGCCCATCACTGCAAGAGCATCCAGGATATATTGATTCAGATGACTGCGAAGGGTGTGATCACTTCTGCAATTCATGGCGCAGCCAGAAGGAGGACGAACATGAATGATATAGAGCTGCACAAAAAGATCTGCGGAGAACTAACTACGCTGTTTGAACGAAAAAACCACGACTATGGAGACAGTTTCCATCAGACCTTTCTGGAAGAAGGCTGGCCAATGGTGCGTATTCGGCTTTCGGACAAGTTGAACCGTGTCAAGGCACTGACGCGAGGGGATAGCCAGCAGGTGAAGGACGAATCGCTCCGGGACACGCTGCTGGATCTTGCAAACTATGCCATTCTGGCAGTGATGGAAATGGACAGGAGGGAAATAGATGACAGTGGAAGCGATACCCTGCGCCGCGTGTAAGTGGTGGTCGAACGAGCCTGTGATAGGAGAAGACGGCCGAACATGGGGGCGGTGCAAGGTCACTGGATGCATGACGGATGCAGATTTTTGGTGCAAGAAGGGAGGGACAGAAGAAAACCTTTATACAAGCGATCAGATACAAGATATGGTGCGGAGGGCGTTTGATAACTCCTGAAAACACAATATATTGATAAAAAAATCTGAAATTTGATTTACAAACACAAGATATTGTGGTATAATAAAAGAGGAAGCAAAGAATATGTGCAGCAGACACGTGCACATTCTTCCGAGGATAAAGGCGTATTCCATACTTCTTTTTCCCCTCCTTACCCGCCCGCGTCCGTGGCGGCAATAACGGCGAAATATGCCGCACGAGCGTATCAGCCTACACATCCGGGCCGGATGGTCGCACCATCCATGCGGCAATTCGCCATTCTTTTCTCTTTATTCATGGGCATCTGCAAATGGGATTCTGAAATAAGGTGGAATGGTTTACACATATCGGCAGCATCCGGGGCGGCGGATATAAAGCCCCGGATATGGATCGCAGGCAGCCCGGCGAGGGCAGGTCACAGCAAGCAATGTCAGCCCTAAGACATAAGCGCAAAAGCGGGGCAGGACCGCAGCGATCCACCAGGATAGCGGCTCGGAAGTCTTCGGACACCGGAGGTATGCAAACCACCTTGGCAGCCGGAAGAGACGGTAAGAGGATCCGGAAGCTTATTCTTCCGGATCCTCTTGGAGGTACTGATCTACCCACTCATTAACAAGCGCGTAGACCGATGTGCCGTTGATTTTCGCTTTCTGCTTAAGCGCATCATACTTATCAGGGTCAACCCAGACGCGCAGCTGCTTCTTTGTTGTCAGATATTTTTTCTGTGATGCGTATTTATCATCTGCGGCTGCCATAATATCACCTTCTGTTCTTGATTGAGATAGTGATTGATATAAGCGATAGGATAATACTGACGGCGCATAAGATATAAACTAACATTGTGATTTGACACTGAGCTGGAGTTTTGTTATCCTTAAGAGGGAGGGGATTTCTCCCCTCACCTCCCTAACCTGAGAATCTCTCATACAGGAGTATGATTGCAATCACAAGGTTTAGGATTGCGGTAACAAGATTTAGCTTGCTTTCGGTGCCGGCTTTCTTGTTGCCGCTTTTTCTTTTCTTGCTCAATGTCTTACCTCCTTTCTATGATCAAATTATAACATAGTGCACTATATTTGTCAACGCATAAAATGAAAAAATTTGACTATTTTGATAAAAAATGGAAATATTTAGCCGCAAAAGCAATGCGTCGCGATGGGTACACGTGCCAGATATCAAAGCGATACGGTAAGCGTGTGCCAGCTGAGGTAGTACACCATATTTACCCGGTGGATGAGTACCCGGAGTATGCATACTGTTTGTGGAATCTGATCAGTTTGAGTAGGTCGGCGCACAACAAGCTGCACGATAGGGAGAATAACAAGCTGACGGCTGAGGGCGTGGCGCTGATGAGGAGGACAAATCCGCAGTGATCCCCCCCTATTGGCTATCGCAATCCTTTCTTCTGAGTTAATGGCGTGGGTAACTTTTTCCAACTCTGAGCTAAATTTTGACAAAAAGGACACGATATGACCGCAAATCAATGGAAAAACCGAATAAATCAACAGTTATCTGCGCTTGGGCAAACAGAAAAAGCCTATGATTCCGTAGTTTCCACGCTGGCAGACATTCTGGAACAGCGGGATGCTGTTTACCGGCAATACGTAGATGGCGGCTGTGAACCTGTCCGGAAGTACACAAACAAGGGAGGGGCTACTAACATGACGAAAAACCCATTACTTGTGCTATGGGATGATCTAAACAAATCCGCTCTGGCGTACTGGCGGGAATTGGGCATGACCCCCAGCAGCTACAAGAAAATGACGGGCGATGCTCCAAAGAAGGAGAAAGGTGGAGGCCTTGCCGAAGCTCTCAAATCTCTCGAAAACTAAGAACTGGAAAATTGTCCTGGAGTACGCCGAAAGCATACGGGACGGAAGAAAAATCGCTTGTGAGGAATTACAACAGGCTATAGAGAGATTTTTCCGAGATCTGGAAAACCCGGAGTATGATCTCGACCCGAAGGCGCCGGAGTTCTGCATCGGGATCATCGAGAAGACCCTATGTCACCAGCAGGGTGAGAAACTGGGCGGAATACCGCTCAGGGGAACGCCGTTTCTGCTAGAGCCGTTCCATAAGTTCATCATCTACAATCTGGTGGGTTTCAAACTAGCGGGAACTGACATTGTCAGATTTCACGAAGCCCTGATTTTTATCCCACGAAAAAATATCAAGACCTCTTTCGCCGCTTCGCTTGCGTGGGCGCTGTCGCTGTGGTATCGGCGGAGCGGAAGCAAAACCTATATTGCCGCCGCTGCGCTCATGCAGACACTGGAAAGCTTCAACTTCCTGGACTACAACATCAAGCGCATGGGAGAGGATCAAAAGGATGGTGGCCATGTCCATGTAATCGACAACAACAATGAGCACAGCATGGAGGCTGACTTGGGGGACGGATCTTTTTACATCCGGGCACTGGCGGCCAATCCGGACGCCCAAGATTCTCTTAACTGCAATATCGCCATATGCGATGAGATACATGCCTTCAAACAGCCCAAGCAATACAACCTCTTCAAGGAGGCTATGAAAGCATACACCAACAAGCTTTTGATTGGCATTTCTACTGCCGGTGACAATGAGCAGGCATTTCTCGGGCAGCGCCTTAAATACTGCCGGAAGGTACTGGACGGCACAGTAAAAGACGAGCAGTATTTCATCTTCATGTGCTGCGCCCCGGAAGGAGTAAAGGACGGGACGGTTGATTTTACAGACCCAAAGATCCACGAAATGGCTAATCCGGCCTATGGAGTAAGCATACGGCCGGCAGAGATCCTTAACGATGCGCTGCAGGCCCAGAACGACCCGCAGCAGAGGAAGGACTTCTTCGCCAAGTCATTGAATGTGTATACAAACGCCATCAAAGCGTATTTCGATATCGACGAATTCAGGAAAAGTGATGCACAGTATGATTGGACGCTTGAGCAGCTTGCGAAACTTCCTATTGACTGGTATGGCGGCGCCGACTTATCGAAACTACACGATTTAACCGCGGCAGCGTTGTTTGGCCGTTATAAAGATACAGACATTATCATCACCCATGCATTCTTCCCGGTAGTAGCAGCGCACCTTAAAGCCGATCAGGACGGCATCCCTTTGTTCGGCTGGGCAGAAGATGGTTGGTTGACACTGTGCAATTCCCCCACCGTGAACCATTCTGACATCATCAACTGGTTTATCGAGATGCGCAATAAAGGATTCAAGATCCGTCAGGTAGGACATGACCGGAAATTCTGCCGAGAATATTTCGTTGGAATGAAAAACGCGCATTTCAAAATCATAGACCAGCCGCAGTATTATTACCGAAAGTCCGAAGGATTCCGCCATATAGAGGCAGCAGCAAAGAATAGGAAGCTGTACTACCTCCATAGTGAAGCCTATGAATACTGTGTGGAAAATGTCGCGGCGGTTGAAAAGACAGACGATATGATTCAATATGATAAAATCCAGCCTGAACACCGAATTGACCTGTTCGACGCCTCCGTGTTTGCCTGCATCCGTTATTTGGAGAACATGGAGCGGCAGAAAAAAGGACAAGCGTGGTGGAATGGGAAGGAGGATAAATGAGCAAGCAGAAACAGAAAACGCGAGCTGAGCCTAAGAAGCGGAGCGCTGCATGGCTGTGCAGCGCGGAAGCGTTTGACACGTTGACCTGTCAGGGCTATACCAGTTTGTCGCATAATCCAGAAATTACGGCAGCGGTAGATACCATTGCCCGCATGGTGGCAAGTATGACTATCGACTTGATGGAAAACCAGGACAACGGTGACACTCGCGTTAAGAACGGCTTGAGCCGGAAGGTCGATATTGACCCGAACAGATATATGACGCGGGAGCAGTTCGTTCACTGGATCGTGAAAGTGCTGTATCTAGACGGAAATGGGAACGCCGTAGTCTGGCCACGCACACGGGCAGGGTATATCCAAGATCTGCAGCCAATTGCACCGGCATTTGTATCGTTCATCCCGGACGGCTGGGGCTACAAGGCGATCATCGATGGCAAGGAATACCGCCCCAGCGAGATTTTACATTTCACGTTAAACCCGGATAGCTTCTACCCGTGGCTGGGAACGGGTTATCGCGTGGCACTAGGCGATGTAGCAAACAACCTCAAGCAGGCAGCGGCCACGCAGAAGGGCTTTATGGCAAGCAAGTGGAAACCGTCTTTGATCGTCAAGGTGGATGCTCTGACAGATGAGTTTTCCAGTCCGGAAGGCAGGAAAAAGCTTTTGGAATCATACGCTATGTCTGGAGACGCCGGGGAACCATGGATGATTCCAGCCGAGCAGTTTGAGGTGGAACAGGTTAAGCCCCTTACGCTGTCCGATTTGGCGCTGGACGCAATGGTAACGCTGGACAAGCGCACTGTGGCAGCAGTGCTTGGGATCCCTCCGTTCATCCTTGGCGTGGGCGACTTCAATCGGGATGCGTTTAACAATTTTGTGAATACAACCATCATGCCGCTTGCCCGCGTTATCGAACAGGAGCTGACGAAGAAACTATTGGGTGATCCTAATTGGTTCTTTTGCATGAACCCGTGGAGCCTGTATAGCTATAGTATCAATGAACTGGTAAGTGCGGGTGCTGAAATGGTTGACCGGATGGCCTTGACCCGCAACGAGTGGCGTGCATGGCTCAACCTGCCACCGAAAGAGGGCATGGACGAGCTCTTAGCGTTGGAAAATTATCTTCCGGTTGACCGTCTGGGCGACCAGGGCAAACTCATACAGAACGGAGGTGATTGAATGGAACATAGATACATCCCGTTTGAAAAAATGGAAACTCGTGAGGAAGGGGAAGGCCTATTCCTTGAAGGTTATTTCGCCGTGTTCAATTCGATTTATGAATTGTGGGCGGGCGCGACAGAGAGCATTGCGCCTGGCGCATTTGATGATTCTGTTTCTGATGATGTGCGGGCTCTTTACAACCACAACACCGATATAGTTTTGGGCAGAACATCTGCAGGAACTATGGAAATCCGGCAGGACAGCCACGGGTTATGGGGAAGGATTCGCATAAACCGGAGTGACACGGATGCAATGAACGCTTATGCTCGCATTGCCCGGGGAGATATCACTGGTTGTTCGTTCGGTTTTGACATTGCGGCACAGGAAACCGATTACCGAGATGATGGCTCTGTACACTGGACAATCACTAAGGTATCACCCTTGTATGAGATTTCGCCTTGCACATTCCCGGCGTATCAGGAAACCGTTGTGTCTGCACGAAAAAATGACCTTGAAGAAATTAAGAGGAAGCGCCTTGAAGTGTGGCAGTATAAGGCGCGGGAAAAACTGCATGGAATTAAAAAAAGCATTTGAAACGGCTGAATTGATTATCCAAACCGGGGAGCGGGTGGAAATATGGCCGTCAAAAGATGGCGCGGACATATATATCGTGAAGCGCCGAAAAATTGACCCTGACCGTAAATGTTCGGCAGGAAGAACCAAGCGTGGTTGATGTGAAAACATCAACCACGTTTATTTTTTTCTTTGAAAGGAGATTTGCAAATGCTGAAAGCACTGATTCTTCGCCGGTCTATTGATGCGAAAAAAGCCGAGCTGGCTGAGCTGGAACGTAAGGACATTGATTTCCAGAAGCGAGAAGCAGATTTGGAAACAGCAATTAACGAAGTTGAGCCAGGAAATACGGAGCAGGAAGAAACTGTCAACGCGGAGATTGAAGCGTTTGACACCGAAAAGGCTGAACACGAGGGAAATAAGCAGAAGCTGTCTGCTGATATCGAGGGCTTGGAAGCCGAGCTGGAAGAGATCGAGCGTAATGCTCCGAAGCCGTATACGCCAGAAAAAAAGAAAGTTGAAAGAGGTGCATCTATGGAAACTATCAATATCCGCGCTCTGCCCAAGACCCGCAGAGCTTTTGACGCGCTCCCGATGGAGCGGCGCAACGCCATTCTTGGCCAGGATGATGTTAAGGCATTTCTGGCAAGCTTGCGCGGTATGAAAGGCCAGTCTCGCGCTGTGACCGGCGCGGAACTGTCCATCCCCGTTGTGTTCTTGGAGTTGATCTCCGAAAACATGTACCGGTACAGCAAACTTCTGAATCGCGTGCGTGTGCGCAATGTCAACGGAGAAGCCCGGCAGACGATTGCTGGCACTGTCCCTGAGGCAATCTGGACCGAGATGTGCGGCGCAATCAACGAGCTGGACTTCTCGTTCAACCAGGTTGTCCAGGACGGTTACAAGGTATCTGGTTTCGTGCCGGTGTGCAACTCCATCCTGGAGGATAACGACATCAACCTAGCCAGCTGGATCGTGGAAATGATTTCTGAAGCCATCGGCTTGGCAGAGGACAAAGCCATCCTGTACGGCAAGGGCAGCGCGTCCCACATGCCCCTGGGCATCGTGACGCGACTGGCACAGCAGAACCAGCCGGCTGATTACCCCGCCAACGCACCCGCATGGGTAGACCTGCACACCAGCAACATTCTGAAGATCGGCGGTGCGGGCGTAACTGGCGCTGAATTCTGGAGCGCCCTGATGACTGCCACCGGCGCGACCTATACCAAGTATAACCGCGGCACCATGTTCTGGGCCATGAACTCTAAGACCTATGCCGCACTGAAATCCAAGCTCATCACCTTCACCGCCACCGGCGACATTGTGGCAAACCTGTTTGGTTCCCTGCCCATCGTGACCGGTGACATCGACGTGTTGGAATTCATGCCTGATGGCGACATTGTGGGCGGCTACGGAGACCTGTACCTGTGGACGCAGCGGGCTGGCATGACCATCGAACAGAGCCGCGAGGTACAGTTTATCCAGGACAACACCGTGTTCAAGGGCAAGGCCCGGGCTGACGGCCAGCCCATCATCCCCGGCGCCTTTGTGGCCATCAACATCAACAACACTGAGGTGACTACCGTCATGGACTTTGCGGCAGATACCGCGAACGATGCGCAGCTGTCTGCTTTGTCCCTCGGCAATGTGAGCATTTCCTTTGACCCGGAGACTTACAGCTACACTGCAACGGCCACCGCCAATAGCGTCAAGGTTGAGGCGACGCCTGCCCAGCCCACGGCCCTGGTAAGTATTGAGGCCGACGGCAAACAGGTGCGTAACGGTGGGACCATCACCTTGAAGGCATCCACTCTGTCCGTCATCACCATTACCGTCAAGCAGGGCAACGCCGTGAGAGTGTACACCTGCAACATCACCGGCGCATCCGCCTAAGCCCATGACCAACGCGGAAATCTTGACCCTGCTGAAAGTGGACTTGGGCGAGATGTACCCCAGCCAGCAGCGGCAGGCATACCTCAACCAGGCCATTAGCGCGGCCCAATCCTTTATTGCACGCGAAGGAATCAACCTGACCGACAGTGCAGAGGATGGGCAACTGGTTGAGATGTACGCGGCCTACCTTGTGCGGAAAAGGGCAGATGATTCCGGGATGCCCAGGATGCTCCGATGGACGCTGAACAACCGGCTTTTCAGCCAGAAAGCGAGTGACGGGAATGCTTGATTCTGGTGAACTGACCGTCTGGCGGGGAGTTAACATCTCCCCGCCCGGCGGGATGCCGGTACTGACTTATCAACAGGTATGGGGCAGTTACTACGAAAACAGAACCATCGGCGTGACGCGCTACTACACCGCCCAGCAGCACGGCGACCGCGCGGACGTGATGGTGCGAGTACACCGAACCTACGAGATCAGGCCCGCAGAGGACAAGATCATCCTGAATCCGTATGACCACGAGGACGGCAACGTTTATCGGGTGACGCAAAAGCAGGACGTGATCGACGACAATGGCCTTCCGGCCACCGACCTGACACTGGAAAGGGATGAGGGCATTGATGCTGGAACGATTACAGGCAGCACTGGCGAAACTGACTGACCGATGCTACCACTATTTCGCTGGGCCGAACACCGCCCCGCCCTATATCACGTGGTTGGAGGACGGAGATAACGACCTGAACGCCGGAAACGCTCACGCCGAACGGTGCTATACCGGATCTACCCACCTGTTTACAAAGAACGAAGATGATCCTCTATTTGAGCGCATCCCGGCGGCCTTGGAGAGCATCGGGGCAAGCTGGTATCTCAACTCTGTGCAGTATGAAGATGATACCGGCCTCATTCACTATGAATGGTACTGGGAGGTTGTTTGATGGCAAAGATTTCTTTCAAGGGACTGGAAGAGTATGAACTTCGGCTGTCAAAACTGTCCGAACGTAAGGAAATCGAGCGGATCGCAGGGAAGGCCATCTATGAAGGGGCGGCCATCATGGCCGACGAAATTAAAGCCAGGATCAAGGGGCTGCCAGTGATAACCGGATACGGAACCGACAGCAATCCATTGTCGGGAGGCGTGACCGCTGTACAGAAGGCCGGTCTTATTGACGGGCTTGGCATTTCCTCCATGCAGGAAGATGCCGGATTCTTAAACGTTAAGATCGGCTTCGACGGATACAACCGAACCAAAACAGAGAAATACCCGCAGGGGCAGCCGAACCAGCTTGTAGCCCGCGGTGTAGAATCCGGCACCAGCTGGAAACAGCCGCACCCATTTGTCAAGCCCGCTATCTCCAGGGCCAGAAAGCAGGTGGAAAAGCGCATGGCTGAAACAATCGATGAAGAAATCAAAAAACTCCAAAAATGAAAGGGGATAAACTATGGCAACTATCGGTTTAAGTAAACCTTACTACGCTGTGTATAACAACGCCAGCGGCACTGTGAGCTACAACAACGGCGCCGTTATGGGCAAGGCAACCGAGGCAAATATTGAAATCGAAACCAGCGATGACAACAACCTGTATGCCGACAACGCCATTGCTGAGACTGACCGCCAGTTTACCGGCGGCACCCTGACCTTGTCCACCGATGAGCTGTCTCAGGAAGTCAGCAAAGCGATTCTTGGCCTTAAAGAACAAGCGCTTGCAGATATCACAGGAATCACGGATGAAGATGTGAAGGAACTCATCTATGACGATACCCAGGTCACCCCCTATCTTGGCGTGGGCTTTATCGTCAAAAAGATCGTTAGCGGCGTGACTAAGTGGCGTGGTATCGTGCTCACGAAAGTTATGTTCTCAATTCCTGCAGACGCAGCCACTACGCAGGGCGAAAGCATTGAATGGCAGGTGCCGGAGCTGACCGCCACCATCATGCGTGACGATTCCGCTACTCACATGTGGAAACGCGAAGCGACATTCACAACGGAAGCACAGGCGGAAGTATATATCAAGGATAGACTGGGGATCAACGCGGCATGAGAACTGCAAAGATGGAAATTGGCGGAGTGATATACCCGCTGTGTTTTTCGGCCCGTGTTGTCCGCAACTGCGCGGAGCGATATGGCGCTATCGAGAACATTGATGATGCTCTTTCCTCGGAGGACAGCGCAAAGGCGATGGATGAAGCGTTTTGGATTTTGTCGCAAATGATGCAGGCGGGAGCACGGTATGCGGAGCATGAAGGTGAGAGACATCCTGCTCCTTTGAGCGAAGATGATCTGTTTGACCTATGCGATATCGCAGATTTTACCAATCTTAAAGGTAAAATTGCGGAGACGATCACCAGCGGCAGCAAGTCTAATATCGAGGTAAAACCCGCAAAAAACGCGGAGGACACTCCGGGGGGCCCAATGATGTTTGAGTTTCCCGGTTCTAAGTCTATGGCTTAACCATTGGCCTGACCTATGAGCAGACTCTCGACATCCCGTTCGGGGAATTGCGCGATTTGATAGCTGTTGAACAAATCAAGCATGAAGGCGCGGAACTCCGAAAACAGTTTACAGATGAAGAAATTATACCGGATGTGAGGTGATCCTATGGCCACTAACATCGGGCCGAAAATCGGTATTGATGGTGAAAAAGAATTTCGCCAGCAGCTGCAAAATATCAACCAGCAGTTGAGAACGCTAGGCAGTGAGATGAAAGCCGTTACATCCGCGTTTGAAGAAGGTGACCGCGGAGAGGAAGCGCTGGCCGCGCAGACAAACGTGCTTAACCGGCAAATCGATGCTCAGAAAACAAAGCTTGCGCAACTGGAAAAAGGCCTTGCAGCAGCAACAGAGAAATTTGGGGCCAGCGATACCCGGACGCTGAAATGGGCCCAGACTGTGAACGAAGCAAGGTCTGACCTAAACCGCATGGAAAGCCAGCTAAAAAAGGCGTCAAACAGCATGGATGACTTTGAAAGGTCCACCGAATCTGCGGATAACGCCGTTGGTGGATTTGGAAAAGCAGCAAAAGCCGCCGGTGCTGCGGCCGTAGGAGCGTTTGCGGGCGGCGTTATCGTCGGGGCAATCCAGAATATGATTAGCATGGTGCGCGATCTGGTTGATGCAACAATGGAATATAACCGCATTATGGCATCGTTGGAAATCTCTAGTCAGCATGCCGGCTATACCGCAGATCAGACAACGCAGACATTCACAACACTTTACGGAGTTTTGGGAGATCCTCAGCTTGCCGCAACAGCGGCAGCTAACTTGCAGGCTATCGGATACTCACAATCTGACCTTACAGATATCACTTATGCAGCTATTGGCGCATGGTCGTTATATGGAGATTCTATCCCAATTGACGGTCTTGCAGAATCGGTCAATGAGACCATCAAGGCCGGAACTGTTACCGGAAATTTTGCAGACGTGTTGAATTGGGCTGGTGTCAATGAAGACGAATTTAACGCACGACTGCAGGCGGCAAACTCCACAACAGAAAGATCTCGGATCGTTATGGAGGAACTTACACGCCAGGGATTGATCAAAGCCGGGCAGGCGTGGGAAGAAAACAATAAATGGCTTGTTGCTTATAACCAGGAACAGCTGCAGTCACAACAGAACATGGCGACGTTCGCCAATATGATTCTGCCGCTTGTTGTGTCTATCCAAACGGCGGTAAATGGCCTTGTATCTAGCATTCTCTCCATTGGAACTGCATTCCAGGAAGGCGGATTTGAAGCGGCATTTATCCGTGCAAAAGATCTGGCAACAGAATTCGTAAACAGCTTTTATGAGAACTTGCCCACGATTCAGCAGGCCGGAATCGATGCAATGAACAATTTTATCACCGGCATGGTGGAGAACATTCCAAAAATTGCCGACGCTGCAGGAAAGGCGGTCACAGAATTTCTCAATTTCAGCGCTGGGAACGCCCCCAAATTCATCGAAGAGGGCGGGAAAACAATGGGGCGCTTTATTGAAGGCGTTATCGCTGGAATCCCAGATTTTGTAGCGGAATTGCCACAAATTATTTCTGCCCTGTCGGACTTCATTGATGCGAACCTACCAGCCATTGGGAAAGCAGGTGGGAGCATTCTTGCCAGCATTGCGAGAGGATTTGCTCAGGCAATACCAGAGCTCATTGCGCAGCTACCGGCTCTGTTTATGGAGATTGGCGAAGCAATCACTTCTTTCAATATGCCGCCAGACGGAACCATCTTTAAGGCTGGCAAGTCGATTGTACAGGGCCTCTGGGAAGGTATCAGCGACATGGGGGCATGGCTTGCAAGCAAAATCAGGGGATTTTGCTCTGATTTCTTGGGTCAGATTCTGGATTTCTTCGGCATTCAGTCTCCCTCCCGTCTCATGCGGGATGAAGTGGGTACAATGTTGGGCCGCGGCATTGCCGCCGGCCTTGAAGATAGTGTCTCTACAGTGCGCGGCGTTGCCGCAAAAGTCGGCGGAGCCATCGAAGAAGCAATCGCCCCCCGCGAAGTAAGTGCAGGATTTACCGCCACTCTGAGTGGTGTTAGAGAAGGCATCATGCAGAATATGCAAACACCGGCAGCGGCATTTCAAAATGCAGCAGCTGGCATGGTAAATGGTATGCAGACACTGATGGCCGGCATTGGCGGGGATCTTGTGATTGAGATTCCCGTGGATGGCGAAGCGTTCTACCGGGCAACTATCCGGGATTTCCGGAGAGTTAATCGTGCAAACCCGGAGGTGGTGAGCGGAGTATGACACAGCTAATTATTAATAATTCTCTATATTTGCCGCAGACATCATGGAATAAATACAGATGCTATCCTGAGCAGTTAGGGACACAGGTTGATATGATTTCTGGAAGGCGTGTACTTGAAGTGCGAGGGTGGGTTCAAATCATCGAGTATGAGTATGACTATATGGGAAATGATTTGATGCGCCAGCTTAATACCGTACTTCGCTCCGGGAAATCATTCCCTGTTACATACCTGCCGGACGAATCTGACGAAATGGCAGTTGGGATGTTTTTGACAGATGAATTTCCAACGCCGGAATTTGCGTTTTCGCGCAACGGCGTTGGGCTTTGGCATAATGTGTCATTCAAGCTCAGGGAGGTATCGCCTCATGCTTGACATGTCGAAGGAATACTATGCAGCGATCACGGCAGATGCGCGGAGAATTCTTCTAAGGGCAATCATTGATATCATCGACCCTGATATCGTCTATGGCTCTGTAGGCAGTCAGTCTTTGGAGCCGTGGGCGAAACCGGATCAGATGTATGACAAAATATTTGTGCTTTCTCCGGCTTATGCAACTTTGGAGAGAAACCGATGGTTGTTGGACGGAAGTTTCAAGCTGCTCCCGGATAATAACAAACCACAAGGCCAAGTTGGTTACGTAAGTAAAGAGCTTTCCAAAGATAATGGAACATTTGAAATCCCGCAATATGTACAGCTTAATTTTTCCAATGTATCCATTTTACAAGCATGCTCCGTGTATTTCCCGGATGCAGATTTTGATGGTGTGGCTGATACGTTCACAATTCAGATTTTTCAAGGTGGGACAGCTTACTTTGAATATACTGTGACCGAGAATAGGGATCCTCAAATTGATTTTGACGGATTTACAATAAATAATCCTGATTCGATGCGTATTACTGTGACAAAATGGTCTCTTCCGGGCCGCAGGATGCGTGTTCCGGAGCTTTTACCTGGTGTCTATGAATCTTGGGATAATTCTGTATTAGCAGAATTCAACGTTGTTCAGCAAGCGAATTTTTCATGCCTGGCTCTTCCGTATGGAACTTGCACCTTAAGTATGGATAATCTTGACCGGCGTTTTGAACCGCGCAATAAAAATGGTGTATTTCGATCAATCGAGGAACGGCAGGGCATCGATATTTCCATCGGAGTTGACGGCGGGGATTATCAGCACGTCGGTATTTTTTATCAATATTCCGGCGGGTGGAAAACAGGAGACAATGGAACCACAATGCAGTGGTCGCTTGTTGATATTGTTGGCCTTTTGGCTGACCGGCAGTATTTGCCGCCTGATACACTACCAACCACGCTGCAGGGTTGGGCAGCATCATTAGTATCGCAACTCGGGACGAACTTTGAAAATGCTTATGTGGTGGACACAAACCTAGAGAACATAAGTTTGACGGCAAATGTGGAGGATGTAAACGGGAAATCCTGCGGCGAAATCCTTAGAATGCTGTGCATGGCATCTGGTACGTTTCCTCGTGCTGATGCGGCAACCGGGAGGCTGGCAATTGAGCCATATTGGAATCAGGGCGCAAAGATGACGCTGGACAACATGGAAACCTATCCTGTTATCAAAGCAAACGATGATTTGGCCGCTATCATTTTCACGCTTGCAGACGGCAATAACACTGAGTATGTGGTGTCCGGCAATTCCACAGCATCATCTAATACAGTACAGGTGCAAAATCCATTTATCCATACGCAGGTGCAAGCGTTGACGGCGGCGCGGCTGATTTTGTCCACTTATGGTGGGAACCAGCTTGAAACGACCGGCCGCGGCAATCCTGCATCTGAGATCGGTGATGTTGACACTGTCTGGCTAAACGAAAGTCAAGCCACAACAGGGCGCAGAATGTATCAGACGTTTGCGTTTTCAGACGGTGTTATGCAGGGGTGCCAATCGACGCTTTTGCAAGCGGATGGTTCGTTTATGTTTGAGAATCGAATAATCATTACACAGAGCGGTCAGTGGACGGCACAGGCTGGTGTATCTAAGCTGAGAATTATCCTTGTTGGAAAAGGCGGAGATGGCGGAAACGGGCAGGATGGCACATGGGATGCTGCAGGAGAAAACGGTTCTGATGGATCAGGTGGAAAAGTTTGGGCTTCAACAATCAATATCAATCCGCAACAGACATTTCAGATTACGATTGAGCAAGATACTGTATTTGGGCAGTATTCAAGTGCAAATGGTCAGGTCTATGAATTTGGCTATACAGACATTGCCAGCGGAGACAGCTTCGCAAGAACTGGCGTAAAAAGCCCGATTGCTGGTTCTGGAGACGGTGGCGCTGGCGGAAAAGGTGGCGTGAAGGGCAATAGACATAGCGAAACAAGCTATGATTCGGAAGGTAATCCAAGTGGTACTCATACAGTTGTAGACAATTACCCAGGAGAAGGGATGCCGGGGGTTCAAGGAGCTACAGGCTGCGTGGTCATTTATTGGGACAAGGAGGAAGAAACGTGAGTATTCTGGATGAACTGATAACAGACCGCTCGCAGACGGATTTAGATTCTTTGCAATCTCTTCTTTCTATCCCAATGTCTCAATGGACGCAGGAGCAATTAGCAGAGTTCAACCTTATTCGCAGCAAAGGCTCCTATAACTACACTGACCTAAACCGTGTTACAGAGGCAATGGAGTACATTAACGACCGGCTTTCTTGGTATGGTTATACGTCTGGTTACAAATCAATCGAAATTTCCCGCGAACAAGAGCCGAGTGGGAGACTGCCAAAGGGATATACCGAATTAAAGTATCTTGAAAGCAGCGGAACACAGTACATTGATACGGGGTTCAATGCGAATCAGGATACACAAGTGGTTATGGATTGCACACTGCTGTCAAACACCACCAGTGCGGCTGCGTTTTTTGGAGCAAGAAATGAGGATGCTTCAAGTGCTCAACAGTCATTTATTGCATGGTCTACGGGGAATGGAGCATCGATTCGAAGCGATTACTTTGGCGATAACCTATCTGCAACATATAGCTTAGTTGGCAGACGCATTGTTATTAACAAAAACAAGAATGTGTGCACATTTGACGATAAGACGGTGACTAATAAAACGAATACAGGACAACTTTCTTTATCGCTGTATCTATTTGGCAGTCATAGCGGAGCAACGGCAAATTTGCGCGGTGCGGTTATGCGGCTATATTCCTGTAAAATTTACGACAACGGACAGATGATCCGAGATTTTGTCCCGTGCAGGAGTGATAGCAATATCTTGGGGCTATATGATCTTGTGGGAAAGCAGATGTATCCCAATAACGGGAGCGGATCATTTATTGGCGGAGGCGAAGTCCAACCGGTTTTGTTTCGGGATTCAGAATTGGATCCTTACACCTGGTATGAATCCGATATTCCAACTGTTTCTCAAATGGATCAATACATCGCAAATGTAGCAGCGATCCGCTCTGTTTTAGATATGCCTGACGGGACACCGAATACTCCGGAAGATATGGAAGCGTTGACATATGAAGAAGCCAACGATATAGAGCAGATCCTTGTGATCGTGAAAGAAATCATGAACCGGGTCATTTCCGGGTTTCGTCGGAGCGGTCAGTTTGCGTTTTGGAGCGGAACGTTGGGGCTTCCATGCGCAGACAGTGATTTCGGTCGTACATGGGAGGAATTAGACAAAATGGAACGAGAGTGGGACGATTTGGAAAACGCAGACTGGTATCTTTTGGCCTATGGAAATTTGGGGGTGACAAAATGACTGATTTAATGTTCCAAGATCCGAAAGGGCTTGTGAATCGTGCAGCATTTAATGCGCGGTTTTCGGTGCTGAATGAGCTGTATCGGTATTGGTGGAAGCGGATAGGTGTAAATGGATCCATCATAAAAAGTGACATTACTGCTCCTGTTATCATTGGGGACAAATCTGCAGGCGTATCGATTTCGTATGGTACAGATCTAAAAATTAAATCAGATGGATCTGCGGAGATTGTTGACCCAATTGAATATAAAACCACTTGGATATCATCCGACGGAGCGCAGGAAGCGGCAGAGACGCTTGCATCTTTTGCTCCATGCTATCTGCGAGGTTTAACTGGTGACCCTGGCAATATATATTACCTTCCGAACGGAGCAACCTATGGAAAAGAATTCGATCTTCCGCTTCAAACAATATCGTACCAAACAAGTAATGTGTCCTTACAAGTAGACGGCGTTTCTGTAAAGGCACAAAAAGTATCTGTTAGCACAGAAATATCTGATTGGGAATATGTATTCTCTGATAGTCGAAATGCTTATCCTGATTTTGGAGAAAAAGATGGATATGAATATCAATACCTCGGTGTTCCGTTTGAGAACGCGAGGGAGAGCACCAAAATCTCTATTGGTAGCTATATCGGAACTGGGAAGTATGGAAAATCAAACCCAAATAGGATAGTTACAGGATTCAAAGTGCGCATGCTAATGATTTTTCAAGAGCGCGACAGCGCTGGAAGCATTTCCCCCTACAATACTAAGTATTTGAGTCCAGTTTTTTCTTATGGTAGCGAGATTATATGGTTTATAAGCCCTCCAGGTAGTACAGCATATTTTGTCAGTAATTGCAGACGTCTAGACCCTGAAAAACCACTACTTATCAAGATGGATTTTAATGATGACAACGTATCTTGGTATGTTGTTAGCGATGGAATTCCAGCAGGTAATGTGCAATCAGGGAATATTGGTCAATACAATGAATCTGGCATAACGTATCACTATTTGGCACTTGGATAATGAAGCATTCAAAGGGGGAATGACCTATCAAAGACCGCAACGTTGAGTTCCCGAACCGCTACAAATTCACGAAAGTAGCAGGAACGGATGATATTTATGATATTGAACCTGCTCCTGGCGAGGTCGAAGAAGAGGGGGATTATTTCAATAAAGCGAATATGCTGCAGGATGTTACAGCAGAGAAATATGGTTTGGATAACACGGCAGTCCCGAATGATGTGTTTAATCTTCTGTGTGACTCCCCGGAGCACATTGGAGATCTAAAACAAAGTTTACGGGCAGACATAGGAGATCCGTGGCTTTTGTGCAATGGCGAACAGTTCCGCACAGACGATTACCCAGAGCTGGCTAAGTTGTGCAACAAAGAGCTGACGAAGTATCAGACACTCTACGATCTCGGTAAGATTGTCGAAGAAACTCATCCAGGCTATGCTCGCATTTTTCAAATCATTTACGTCAAAGAAAAAGGAAAGTGGTACGTATACTCAAGTAACAAATATGATGGAGATTATCAGTGGAACTACTTCCGATTGACTATTGTTGATGCTGCAACGGGTGCCGCAGAGGGTCACGAAGTAAAAATTTTGAGTGAAGACTATAGTTTCTACCTTGATTATGCCTTTATAGCATACAACAATGGGCAATTTGCTTCAATGCATCCGCTTGATAACAACAAAGCACCTCTGATTTTATGGAGCACAGACGGCTACAATTTCAAAGCTGAGACGTTTGGCAATGGGCTGGCTTCGGACTACCAGTATTGGACCTTTGATTACTTAATTGCATACAATGGTGAATTTGTTGGAGAAGCGATCTATAGGTGGAGTAACGGATACGAAGTGCGAATCTTTCACGCTCCTACTATCGAAGAATTTATCAATGTTTCAACATACCAAGCTACGAAGACGATGGTTACAAGTAGTTGGCTCCCAGAACCAGATGCTAATGAATGGTATTCAAGAACTGTTCAGTACGATCAAGCGATTATATCAATGTACAGCGATAGAAGCGAGTGGTGCCCGCACACTTTAATAGATCCCGGCTTTAAGGCATATTATTTCGATGGTGCTGAATACACGCGGGATACTGGAACCACTGTCAATGTAAACAATGGCGTTACATTCAGAAAAATTGGAAAGTACTTCTTCATGTTTTCCCAATATGGGGTCGGCAGTCAGGGCCATGCTTATGGGTACTGCGATACCTATAACGGAACATATAAGTACTGCCCAATGGTTAAAGCGTTTGATAACTTGGATTTTGATTATGATGAAGAAAGCGGCCTGTATTACAGATATCAATTGTCTGGAAATAATTTGCAACTCGTCTATGCAACATCTTTGACGGATACAACGGTGACTACGCAGACAATTGCGACTATACCTAGCGACACTAACATTATACAATTCTGGAAGTCTGATCCGTCAATGGATGGGTTGCTGTCCTGTAAAAATGTTATTGTGCAAAATCCGACAGGCGAGCTGGAATCTCCTGTATTACCTACTATAAGCGACTCTACACATTATACTTATATGAAAGCAAAAGATCGATGACAGATAATTTCCAGCCAGCGGATGCCTTCGAAAAATGTAAACGGTATTTGATGGGCCAATGAAAAAGCCGCCCCCGGTTGAGGGGGCGGAGCAGAGATTATTGAATTCCGAGCTGTGTTTTCAGCGCGGACTGCAGGACGGCGGACACATTTAATCCAGCATCTTCTGCGGCATTGTTGAGCCATGCAGGGAGGGAAACGTTGCGGCGGACAGTGGCCTTTTCAACGGAGCGGCGATAGGCTGACAAATCAATATCGACAAAGGAAACGATTTCATTTTCGGCATGGGGAACCGATTTCGACGGCTCCGGGAACGCTGCTTTATCATCTTCTATTGCAAGAGCAACGGAACCGATGGCATCGCGGGCCATATAGATGGCGTTTGCCAAGTCGCTTCCGTGGGAGTTGATTTGCAGATCCGGAACATAAGCAAGATAGCCGCCCTCTTCCAATGGGGTAAAAATTACAGGATATACAACGGTCATATAGATTCCTCCTTTTGTGTGAGGCAGGGCCTTATTTCAGGCCCCGTCTCCTGATGATCGCCTGTGCAAGTGCTTCTGGAATTTCGCGGTGCCGTTCGACGGCTTCCATTTCTTTTCCTTTTGATTATATTATACACACTGAATGTGTATTTTCCAAGGAAATATTTGAGCGGAAAGCAATACGATCCGATTGTTGCAATCGAAATATGGGACAAAAAATGGCGCAGAAATTACCTGCAATTGAAAAAACAGAACTGAAGAGAGGCGGTGATCTGTACGGACTGGACCATGCTGGCCGTGGCCGGGATGAGCCTGATCGGTACCCTGAGCGGGACGCTGGGAGGGATTTGGTTGACGATCTACCGGATTGAGCAGCTTGAGAAAAAGGTGGATGCGCATAACCGGCTGATAGAGCGTACCTGTAAACTGGAAGGGCAAATGGTAGAAGTACAGCACGATATCCGCGATTTGAAAGCGGAAGTGGATTGACGGGAACAATGCCCGTTGCAGCGGGTATTTCCAAAATATTTTACATAGGAGGAACATATTAATGAAAGCAACTGAGATTATTTTGAGCTACAGCAAAGGCGATATCACACTTGAAGAGGCCAACAAGAGACTGGCGGAGTGCACGGTGGGTCTGCAGCTGGATCCGATGAAGAATGCAATCACCGGCGCGGAGATGGCGCAGACGCACTCGGACGGCACGCCGGAGGGCACCACGGGCTGGGGCTGTATGAGCCACGGCGTGGGCACACCGGAGAAGATGCGCGTCACAGCGGGCAAGCTGGACTATGACACGGGCTTTGGCATTGGGGAACACGATCCTTCTGCCACTCTGTATATCGCCGGTTATGTGTTTGATGTGGTGGGAGATCACATCGAGGTGCGCAATGAAGGTTAAGGTGAATATTCCCGTAAGATTAAAGAACCCGTGGTTTTGGGTTGGTATTGCGTCTGTCGTGATTGCGGCGCTTGGCGTGGATCCGCAGCAGTTTGTGAGCTGGGACAGCCTGGGCGGGTACATTGTGGACGTGCTGAAAAACCCGGTGCAGCTTGTGACGGTGGTGCTGGCGGTACTGGCGGTCTTTATCGATCCGACCACCGCAGGAGTCAGCGACAGCGCGCAGGCGCTGCGCTATACCTGCCCCAAAAAGAGCGAATGAAAAAGCCGCCCCATGCGGGCGGCAGAAATTGACAAAAAGCGGAAACATATGATAAGATAAGCAAAGCCAGTAAGAGCGGCGAGGTTGTCCACTTCCTCAACAGGAGGTGCGGCGATGGTAACATTTGCTGATATGTTTACATACACGCTTGTGTTGATCGCGCTTGCCACTCTGATCGTTACGATCACAATGCGCAAGAAATAACCGCCCACCAGGCGGTGAGCGGCGTTTCCTTCAAGCTACAAACTTGCACAGGGACGACCGCCACTGCAATGGCAGCCATTCTTACTGGCTTTATTCTATCGCAGAGAGCCGCTTTTGTCAACTCATTTGACAGGGCGGTTTTTTGCTGCCCGGAAAGGAGCGATACGTGAGTAAGGTATTTATTGGCGTGGGGCATGGCGGAAGCGATGCCGGCGCTGTGGGCAACGGCCTGAAAGAAAAAGAGGTCAATCTCTCCATTGCGCTGCATTTGCGGGAAGAATTGCAGCGCCACGGTGTGACGGTTGGAATCAGTCGAACAGTGGATGAGGACGATCCCACCAGCGAAGAGGTGAAAGAGTGCAACGCATTCGCGCCGGAGTATGCGGTGGACATCCACACCAACGCCGGCGGCGGGGAAGGCTTTGAGGCCTATCACACCCTGAGCGGCGGCAAGGGGAAAGTGCTGGCGCAGAACATCGAAGCAGAAGTCATCAAGATCGGGCAGAAAAGCCGGGGATTGAAAACCAGAGCGAATAGCGCGGGCAAAGATTATTTTGGCTTTATCCGTCAGACAATCTGCCCTGCGGTGATTCTGGAGTGCGCCTTTATTGACAGCGTAGATGCCCAGAAGATTAACACGGAGGAAAAGCGCAGAACGTTTGCTGCGGCATATTCCAAAGGTATTTTGAAAACGCTGGGCATTGCATATGAAGGGGAGGTGCAAACCATGACTACGGACGAGGCAAAGAAAATTATTATGGACAAGGCGGGGCTGGATGCGTATACGATTCAGTTCCTCGGTGCTTACAAGTACGGGGAAGAGTTGATGGTAAAGTTGGCAAAGGCGATGCAGT